GGTGGAGTCTCCGGTGGTACTTCCTGTAACTGGTCTTCTTGAATCTTTTCCTGTAACTGGTCCATTTGCTTCCTCCGTTTGGGCACAAAAAAAGGGAATTGTGGATCCGAAGGCTATATTTGCTTCGGTGGATCGATCCACAATTCCCTTTAATTGCTTTCCTTGGAGAGCTACCCCAAAGTTAGCCCAAGATTTATGTTTTTATTTCATCATTCCTCGATTATCGCACAGATGTCTTTGTCGTTAATAAGCCTATGGTCTTCCCTCTTGCCGTCTTTATTCTCAATCGTTATAAGACTACCCGCATAACGATTAAAAATAACCTTATCACCTATCTTGGGTGCAGGCCCTGGAATGTCAGCAAAAAATCCCTCGCCATATCTAACAACCTCTCCACGATCTACCGCATACTGTTGCCTTTCCCTTACGGAGTCTGGAAGAAAAAGACCCCCTGCCGACTTGTCATCTACCTTGTTTGGTTTTATTAGTACCTTGTACTCAACTGGTGTGATTATCGTCCTTGTAATCTTTTTGGGTTCTTGTACTTTCTGCTCACCCTCATCTAAATCAAGAGAATAAGCGGCCAATTTCACATAATCAGTGTCGGCGTCATCCCCACCAATTTCTTTTAATTCATCAATACGCCCTTTTAGTGTTGTCATCCTGCCTCCTTCGGAGAATAACCACAAATGACACACCTATTTTCTTGGATCACCCTTCCGTTACATTTTGGACATTCCCTCTTTTCACCCTGTCTTGTCGGATGCAAATTCCAGGGATGCCTACCTTTTGTTATCGGTTTCATCCTGCCTCCTTCATGCCATACCTTCTTCTTAGCTTCCGTATATTAACTAAGTGTGTATTGTCAGATTTTACCTCTTTATAAATTTCTGGATGTTCATTTTTCAATAATTTTGAAACGCATTGCTGAACACCCGTCCCTGTTAGTCCATACATTTCACCAACATCTGCTAATGTTTTTCCCAACAGCAAATGCAACAACATCCTTGAATTTCTTTCAACATATGGTGATTTATTCGCCATCCTTCATGTCCTCGTATCCTGTGTGGATAAGGTCTTCAAGCTCCTGATGCCTGCCTGATGCTACCCTTGCCTGCGAAATGCTTTCGTCTGTGCCTGTTGCGATTAGGGCAGGGATAAGGTTTTCGTATCGCTTCTGCCGTTCAAGGAATAATCCGAACCATTCCCTTGTTACAGGGTCAACCTTCCATCTGTCCCAATCAGCCTGCTTTATTTCCACTCGCTGCTCCCTGTTGTTTTTCTTTCTGTGCCTGCATCTTCTCTTTACGCTCTGCCTGTTCTAACTTCACGGTCTGTATAATGTTATTGGTATGAGCCTTATACATATCCAACTGCTGTCCAGGTTCTGCCGCTTCTGCCGAAGCGATGTCCTTTTCTGCCTGTGCTATAAGTCTCATCACCTTGGCGTTTCTCTCACCTTCGGCCATTTCCCATGTGAACATTTCAAAATCGAACTTAGCTTCATCGAGAGTTATCTTGCGTTCATCAATAACTATCTTCGGGTCAGGCGGTTGTTCGGGTGCTTCCAGAAGCTTCTCAGGTTCGGGTTCCTGCATTGCAACTGCGAATCTACGGTTTATCTCTGCATCGTTGAATCCCGTCCCACGCTGCTCGAGCCAAATCTGGCCCTTGATAAGTTTCTGGGTTGAGGTCGTTTCGTTCGGATCTGCAACCGGAACAACGTCAAAACTCTTGGGGTCGTAGTCCTCTTTGGGAATTGCCTGCGGGGTGTCCAGAACCGTAAAGTAATTTTCTGGCTGAAGATAGATGCTGTTAAGTTTGAACAGCTTTGAATATTCCTCTGTAAAGCTCCTGAAAAGCCGCAGGTGGATAGCTGAGAAAACCTTGAGCCCTTGCTCGATTCTTGCCAGTGTCGTTGTTGGGCGCTCTGCCTCGTTGCTCTGGTCGCCTGTTAGAATCTCGGTTACAGATGACAGCCGTTCTCCGGCGCTCACCATGAAACCCAATAGTAAGAATAAAACATTTGACGGCTCTTTTACCGGCAATGGCACAATGTTTTTCCGAAGATCATCCCCGGTAAACCCGATATTCTTCCATTCGTTCAACCCGAACTCGACCTTTCCCCCACCACGGCCACGACCAAGCTGGATCCCTTTCCCAAGGAAACCGGCGTTCAGGTTGTAAATCGTACCGCTATCGATGAGTTGGTTAATCAGGGTGCTGATTGAACTGTTTATCGGTGAAAGAAGCCGCCCAAATCCAATGTCGTAGATACTTCCTGAAACTGAAGGCATGAACGAAAACTTTGTAAAATACTGATCCGGGGTTATTTTAATGATTCTGCCGGGACCGTTTCGCTGAACGCCCTCTCGTTTAAACCTTGCGACTATTCTTGCAACTTCTTTCGTGTCCTTGTGAAGCGTAACGATATAGGGTTCTTTGTAGCCGTCACCGTCAAGATCATAGGAAGTGTGCTGCTCGTAAAATAGATGTTCAAGTTCTGGATCTGTCGAATCGCCGGGTTCCTTGTCGTCTTTTGTCGAAACTGCTGTGCCGTATTCAAAACCCCTGAAAACACCGCCACGCATTCTTTCTTCGATCTCGTTCGGGTAGAATGTTAGAACGTCTGTTATCCTCGGTGCGGTTTCCATGCTTTTCGCCCAATAGTTGATAACAACGTCATGGGCTTTTCTGAACTCGCTGACATTTCTTTGAAGATTTGAAGAAAAGTAGGTTTTCTTAAATGCACATCCGATGATAGGGATATTGGCAAGCATCCGGTCTGTCTGTTCCTGCCATTCCTTCATCTCCCGAAGAACTTGCCAGGACATATGTTGACCGATTCTCTGGGCTTTTTTGGCCTTTTCTCCGCTTTCGTCCTCTCCAATAACCAAAGTCTTGACAACATCAGGCGCTTTTACGAAATTCGGATAAGCTCTCGCTGCGAATTGGATAGAGGCTATGGCAATAAGGGGATATTTGACATTTGAGGAGTTCTTGAACGGAAAGTCTTTGGATCCGCTAACCTGTTCGGCTATGTCCATCGCCTTCTTGTTCGTTTCTTCCCACTCTGACCGACTTGCCTTGTCTATGTCATAACCCCGATCAACGGCCATTGAGATTTTTCCAAGGGTTTCCTTGTCCAAATCCTTAGCGATGTTTACGTTTCCGACAAGTTCCTCAACGTTTTTCATTATTTCACCGGCACATTCTGGAATTGGCCTTCGCTTTTCTTGAAACGCACCTTTACCCATCTCCCGGTAAGCTCGTTCAAAAACTGATAGTCTTTGTCGTCAAGAAGTTTCATTTTGTCAGGCTTGTCTGAAACCATAAAACGAATCTCTTTGCTTTTCGGGTTAAACAGAAAAAACTTCGCCCCTTTTGGAACTTTGTATTTAATGCTGCCCTGTTCTTTCCCTACTGCAATCCCCGTCGGTACAACTTCCATGTCGTGCTCCTTTTGTTTTTATAAACGTAACCTTAAAAACCTTATCCTTGGCATCAAAACTATCGAATATATTATCGTAATTATCCCGAAATTTCTTGTTCGTAGCTTTCTGGTTGCTGCACATCATGTTTTCTGCCATTTTTTGTCACCGCATCACAAACGTTGCATTTTGATTACTCACCATAAGTCTTGTGGGATTTTGGTCTATGCCCACACCTGTCGAGTTCCCTTTTCAGGACAATATCTGCCCAATATCCCTTGTTGAAATTTACCAAAAAGTAATTCCAAAATCTTCTTGAAACGCTTATTTTGCTTTTTATAAAAACAATTTCCACATCAGTAACCCGTAACCGCGTCACGACCAGATCCAAAGTCGGGCGCTTCGTCATAATCGTAGATCCCAAACGGCTCGGTCCATTGGGTTTTCAGCAACGCCAAACGATAAAGGTTCTCCATCATATCGTCGTCTTCCTTTGAAGGTTTCTGGGTGTCCTTGTCCCACATATACCCCTCGATCTCGTAAATCGTTCGCACAAGATCGTCAAATACGAACAAAGAGGGTTGCTGATTCGGACCCCACAGAAGTTCCTTGACCTCCAATATGCCGTGCTCCTTGTCCTTTGTCGCAGTCTCAAGAATCATGCCATGCTGCATCAAAATCGTAGCGACAATTTCGTACATACTCTCGTCGTTATTGGAGTCGCCCTTCGCCAACGGGTCAATTATCACCCGATTTACCCGATAGGAATGATATTTCACCGCCCGTATGATAGATTCAGCCACCCATTTTGCGCTTCCATGCCCCCAGATCTCCTGAACAAGATATTTGTAGTTCCTCGGATCGGTCGCCTTGAATAAAATCGCCTGTTCTTTTCTCGGATGAATATCGATTGCGATATCTATCATCCAATCTAAAGGAATCTGAAACCTCTCGACTAAATGACCGCCACGTTCACGGTATTTTCTGGAAAATTTCTGGTAAATCACCCCACTCATGTACTGCGGGATGCCTTTTATCCTCGATTCGCGTTCTTCAGGTCTTAGTTTCCTTGAAAAATCGTCCAGACCACTTTCGGTAATTCCGTATCCAACGTTATCGTGGCTCGTACCCTCTATCCAGAACACAGACTTGTCAGGCTTGCCAAACTCGTTCATCCTCTTGACGATCTCGCGGTCTATCCAGGGGTCATCCAGCAACGTCGCAGCAAAAACCTCCTTGCCTTTCCGGTCCACAAGGCCACGCGCATTCGCAACGTATATTTCACGCCGGCAGGGTTCGTCGTAAAGAATTAAATCCCCGGAC